CGGATAATGAGGTGTAAAATATGCCAAAAACAAAAAGGGGCATATACCATAATTTGAAAGAAAGTAGATATACGGTTTCCAATGGAGAAACCGTATTCTTTTTTTCAAGTGAAATGTATATGAATAATTTTCTTGAATGTTACAAGGATCATAGGGAAAAGTTTTTACTTAAAGTTGAAGTAAGTGAATTGAATATGGAAACACTTGCTGATATTAAGTTATATGAAAGAGTGGAAAAAAGAGGTTTTAGAGCATGCTTAAAAGCAATAGATATTTCTTCTAAGGAATTACACAAATACGCATTAAGAAAGATGATGGAAAAAGCTACAACGGATTGGATCAAAGTTGGTAGACCAAAAATCACTGAAAGATTGAAAGAAATAGGTGAACATATTGCCAAATAAACGACAACAAAAAAAGAATATTAAAATAGATTATAACTTTAATGTTGGTAAGAAAACACTTGAAGCCTATAAAAGAGAAGTAAAGAACACGAAAGCAAAAATAAGTCGTTTGAAGCGTGAAAAGAATGTTGATATTTCCGGTGAAATTTCTATTCCCGACCTCGAAAGTTTTTCGTCAAGAAAAGAATTAAATGCATGGGTGAAAGAAGTTCACTCTTTTAGAGACAGAAAAAATTTAGATTATCAGTTCGACTTAAATCAATACGGTGTGTCTGCTTCAAAAAGTCAATTAAAAAGGATTACAGAAAAAACTGTTGAAGCACAAAAATTAGCCGATAAAGAAATTAGTAAATTCCATGATCTTCCATTCTTTTCTGGTGGTAAGGAACAAGGGACAGTAGGCATGCAAAGACCAAATAAAACAGGAATTAGTAGACCGGTTGATTTTAAATTTGAAGATGTTCGTTCAAAGGATCGACTAGCGGATATAGAAAAACATGTTGGTAAAAAATCTGATCCTTTACACTATGATGAACGAATGGAAACAATGAAAGAAAACTTCATTAATATTTTGAGATTAAGTTTTAACAGTGATGCAGATAAATTAATTGATAAAATAGAAGGTTTATCTGCTGATGTTTTCTACCAAATGTATCTTGAATTTGATGAGTTCGACTTTGAGTTATATGACAGTGAAGGTCAAACGCTAGTAGCAAATGAGGGAACAATAACGCAAATGATGAGCGATATTGAACGTTACGAGAAAGGGGAATTAGATACTGATATGTGGCATAAAAATTTTAGTTAGTTAGTGGAGGGGGTGTTGTGGCGAGAAAAAAGTATAGTTGTGACTTTGAAACAACCACTGATCCAGAGGATTGTCGTGTATGGGCATATGGTTATATGGAAATTGGCAACAAGAAAAATTTTGATATTGGAAACAACCTTGTTGACTTTATGATTTGGATGGAAAAAACTAAATCAGATATTTATTTTCATAACTTGCGTTTTGATGGAGAATTTATTGTACATTATTTATTATCAAATGGATGGGAATGGAATGACACTGGATTACCAAAAACGTTCAACACCATCATATCAAGAATGGGTCAATGGTATATGATTGACATTTGTTATGGGTACAAAGGAAAAAAGAAACAGCACACCGTTATTTATGATAGTTTAAAAAAACTCCCCTTCCCAGTAAAAATGATCGGTAAAGCGTTTAATTTAGAAGTGTTGAAAATTGACAAGGAAAAAGAATTCTATGATCGATCACGACCAATAGGACATGAAATAACAACGGAAGAAAAAGCATATGTTAAGAACGATATTGAAGTTATTGCTGATGCAATAGAAATACAATTTAATCAAGGATTAAAAGCTATGACTTCTGGTTCGGATAGCTTGAAAGGTTTCAAGTCTATTATATCAACAAAGATGTTTGAAAAATTATTTCCGGTACTATCATTAGAAGATGATGCTGAAATACGATTGGCTTATAGAGGTGGTTACACCTATGCAGATGATCGACACACTGGAAAAACAATTAACGGTGGTATGACATTTGATGTAAATAGTTTGTACCCTTCTGTTATGTATAATAGACCTTTACCGTTTGGAAAACCAATTAAATTTTCTGGTAAATATGAAGAAGATGAAAACTACCCCTTGAATGTTCAACACATTAAGTGTGAATTTAAAATCAAAGAAAAAAGACTTCCAATTATACAAATAAAGAAAAACCTAAGTTTCAAACAAAATGAGTATTTGAAATCAAGTAATGGTGACATAGTTGATTTATATTTAACAAATGTTGACCTTGAATTAGTATTAGAACATTATGAACTTTATAACGTTGAATATGTAGGCGGTTGGAAGTTTAGGCAAAGAGTAGGAATATTCAAGGATTTTATTGACAAGTGGATGCACATAAAAGTAACTTCCGAGGGTGCTATCAAAATTTTAGCAAAACTGATGCTCAATTCCCTCTATGGAAAATTTGCATCTAATCCAGATGTTACCGGTAAGTACCCATACTTAAAAGAAAATAAGGCTTGTGGATTTGCTGTTGGAGATGATGATTTTAAGAAACCGGTATATACTCCAATGGGTATTTTCATAACATCATGGTCAAGATATGTTATGATAACAACCGCACAAAAATGTTATGATCGTTTTTTATATTGTGATACCGATAGTAATCACATTAGTGGAACAGAAATACCGGAAGCATTGAAAGACAATATTGATCCAAATAAGTTAGGTTATTGGAAACATGAGGGGACATTTAAAAGAGCAAAATTTATCAGACAGAAAACGTATGTTGAAGAATACTATGTGAAAAAGGTTGATGGTGAATTGAAATCTTGTTCACCTAGTGAAGCAACGGATTTAAAGTTATCTGTTGTTTGTGCCGGTATGCCGGATGCAGTAAAGGAAAAAGTAACATTTGAGAACTTTGAAGTTGGTTTTAAAGGAAGTGGAAAACTTCTACCAAAACATGTTAAAGGTGGAATAGTATTAGTTGACACTGAATTTACTATGAAATGAAAAGGGGTAATGGTGTGATAATGATGGATGCAGTTAGTATGTTGTTAAGGGAACGATTAAATCAAGATGAAAAATGGGGAAAACAAAGACATAGTATGGAAAAATGGTTATCAATTCTAGTTGAAGAAGTTGGAGAATTTGCACAAGCCATTCAAAAAGATGAAATTCAATCAAAGAAAACGGATGCTAATAATAAACTAGAAGAAATAATACAAGTTAGTGCTGTTGCTGTTGCGATAGCAGAACAACTAATAGAAGAAGAAAGAAAACAGTATGAATTGTCCGATTTGTAAATCTAATAAAACAAGATCAATTGAATTGAAAGATACTGAGTATTCTATAACCAATAGAAAGCGCTTGTGTACAAAGTGTTTACTTACATTCAAAACAAAAGAGGTTGTAGTGTTTGAAAGCCTACCTAGTGAGAATAGGAAAAGATATTTGGAAACGGGGAAACTCAAATAATAAAAAAGGATGGGATGAAATGAATAGACTTGAAATGGCAGAGGTAATTGTAGAATTAGAAAGAAGAAAAATATATTTTGAAAATTTGTTTCATGATGTGAATAATGCTTACTGTGGTAATGATGTTAGATTGGCGTGTTTCACTAATTCCAATGCGTTTAATAAAAAACATGAAAGCGGTACAAACATAACTGTTAATAAAACTTTGTTTTGTCGTTACATGGCAGAAGAAATACAGTCTTTGGAAATCTCGATTAATGATATGATAATGAAGTTATGATAGGTAAATTTCTTATTACAATAACAATAATAAATTCTGTTGGAAAAAGTCATGAAATAAAAGTAATAGAAAACGATAAAATTGGTGTATCAAGAACAATCATAAATTTTGTTCCAATAAGAGGTTATGAAGCTGTTGCGTATTTAGTTACACCGTATGAAGAATTAATTTGACGAATACAGGTAAATGTGTTATAATAAGAGTTAGTAAGGTGCGTTATTTCCTATAATATCTAGTGAGGGTGATTTATCTAGGTTGACTCCTACACCCCCTGCATGGAATTTGATAATTTCTGGTATTAAAAATAACTGTATCTTTACTAAATGAAAATTTCCCATTTCCGAAACACTAAAATGTAGTAGGAAGTGGGATTAAATTTAAGGATGTGTTGACCATTAAATTCTCAATTGAAAAAGCCAGTGACCATAATTTTGAAGATGAAATAGAAATTAATTCGTTAGAAGAACTGATGAAGTTTGCTGATGATAATG